AGTGTTAGTGATAAAGCTGGAGATGATGCTTTCTTATCTGCTAATTCCCTGTTTAGCGCTACGCTTGCAGCTGCCATATTTAACCTAATCGGCATAGCAGGGCAGGTGTATAAGATCGATCTGTCAGCTATCCATCGCGGTGGAAGGGGAGAATTTTGTCGCATGTCTTACGACGGGGCAAGTGCTCATATTAATGGATACCCATTAAGGTCGATGATGGGATTCATAAATGGTGAATTCTTTAGTGAATCGACTCCAGACCCACCCACTAGATATGCGACCATCTTAGAACAGTTAGCTAAGTTGGCCCGTCGCGGGTGGCACCCCCCTGGTTATCTCTTTACTATATTAGTTAGGAAGATGTGTTCCCTTAATTTCACATTACGTGGTACGGTAGTTAAAATGATCCCCAATCACGCCGTAGTTACACTCCCAACTGTCTTAGGAGGCTATGGTATTTCTGAGACCACTGAGCAGCTCCCTGTCTCTTCAGACCTTGCTGCCTATTCACCTTTGGTTCTACCTTCGGCTATCTATATTCCATCAGGTGAAGGTAAGTCTACCCTAGCTACTAAGTATCCAAGTTTCTTCGTCGACCATGACACTCTGATAGATCAAAGGATACACGCTACTAACGTAGCTAGTGCCAACCAGACGGGTGATTGGTCACAATCTAACGAGTACTTGCGTCACTGCGCCTCCACTTACTACACCCAACATCCGGGAGAGTTTAGAACGCTTTTGTCTTGGGGCCCAGACACGGTCCCTGGTGATCTATTTTCCATCAAGTTAGCTATTTTACAACAGAATAATTCTGGGCTTCGTTCTAACGTAGCGAATCGATCTTCCATTATAAAGTCTGGCTGTAAAGTGGAGTACATTAAGTCTGTTGATTCCCTTGCAGGTAAAGCTCTCACTTTAGTAAGTGCAGCTTTAACTACCAAATATATGACCTGGCGATACACGTATAATGAATACGGTTGTACGGTGCCACCTCCTAGGTACGCACCTCCTAGTGTTAAGAGTAAGCAATTGTTAAGTTCGGCCCGAACTAGCATTATCGACTTTGAAACACTACACCGAAGTATTGGCCGTGTACCTCAGGACGTGGCAGACAACGCTGTACATTCGGCTCTCTCCAATGCATACCCTAGACAACAATATTCCGATTCATTGGCTGCGTATGCTGAACGACTATATGAGTGGGATTCAAAAG